GATGAAAGTTGGAAAACTGAAGTATCTAAAAACTTTACAGTTGCACCAGCGTATAACAAAGGTGCGTATCAAGTAATCCCACGAAAGGACGTGGAACATATAGGAAAATAATTATGGAAACAGAAATTAGTTTTATTGGAGGATTTGTACTACTAGCATTTGCAATGTTCTTTGCAATAGGATCAGCAGAAGCAGTAGCTAATCAAAAAGGTCAATCTTTATTCGATAAGAATGAGGTTAAAAATAGGGATGGAGATAATACATAATGTCAAAAGTAAATTATACATTAATATCTGAATATCAAGGGAGTGATAAATTTAAATCACGTACGGCCGAAGTTTTACAAACAGTCGGTCATGAACCTCATAACTATTATGGTATCAGAATGTTATCAGAAGGAGAATCATTAGCAATAGAATGGTATCCTGCACACAATGTAATCTATGCAGAAAATGCAGCAGAAAACTTTGTGATGGGCATTAAGAATTATGAAAGGCCCTTAAACTTTAACTATGAGCTAGATCAATAGTCACGGGGTCAAGGACATTACTCCTTTTAATTTACAATTTATGTCCTTGGCCCCTTTACTTTATACTCAAAGTGTAGTATAATAGTATTATTAATTGGGAGTATTTAAAATTATGGTAAGTAAAAAATTAGAAGCAACAAGAAAGAAAGGTCGTAGAAATAGAGTTACTATTGAAGACCAATATATAGGTTATGAACCTGTATATGAACCAGGGCAGACATCCCCTGGCATAAAAGATAGAGACACCTTATGGACTAAGGGCGCTAATTGGTATAACTATCATTACAAGGCAAAAGATTATGTTCCTTATGTAATCGATTTTGTTGAAGAGGTATGTGGCTTTACGAAAGAAGAGGCAACATCGCTCAAGAAATTAAGAGATTGGGAAGTATCGGGTAATCTTGGTAAGATTGCTCGTTTACACTATCGTGGTTATGAATATTCAGAAGAGCAGATTGAAAGATATAAAGAATTTGCAAAAGAAAAAGTAGATGCTGCAAAACTTATTGTTGCAGAACAAAAAGAACAGAAAAAGAATGCCCCTCCAGTCATTTCTGTGGCTGAAAGAACTCGTAGAAAAATGATGGATACCATCTATACGGCATGGGATGAAATCATAGTAGAAGGCTGGTTTGATAAAAACTTTAAAAATACTATTGATGTATTTGCCTTATTCAAAGAAAATAGTCTAAAGGGTAATGCAATTGCCCCATTTAAAAAGATCATTGACGGATACTATGAAGAGATTAAATCGGCACTAGATAAAACATGTGAGCAATGTGTAGAAGGACACTCACATATTACTACTGCCAATAAAAAGAAAATGTTGAAACAGATGGATAGTATCTATGCTGACCTAGATAAATTACAACTATCATTTAAGGCAACTAGAACACCAAGGGCTAGAAAACCAAAAGCCACTGATCAGCAAGTTAAGAACTTAAAGTTTAAGATAGAAGATATGGATTATAAATTAACATCTATTAATCCTATTACTATTCCAGGTGCCTCTACACTCTTTGTATTTAACACAAAGAATAGAAACCTATATGAATATGTAACCACCTCAACTAAAGGCTTTGAAGTGGGCGGTACCACAATTAAAAACTTTGATGATAAATTATCTAAGTGTACTAAATTAAGAAAACCAGATGTGATACTTCCTTTAATATTAACCAAGACTGCCAAACAAATTGAAAAACAAGTTTGGAAAGATCAGATTACAACTAAGGTGAATACTCCTAACGGAAGAATAAACCAAGATTGTATTTTATTAAGGACATTATGACAGAAGAAAAAATATTTCAACATAAGATTATGACTAAGAAAAGATTTTCAATGGCTGTAGAGAATTTAGTAGCAAATAATAATGATATTAGTTACATAGATGCCGCAGTTATGATAATAGAAGAAAGGGGTATGCAATATCAGAACCTGAAAAAACTATTAACCGATTCACTAAAAGATAAGATAGAGCATGAAGCAAATACTCTTAATCTTATTAGAGGTGCAAGTAAAACCAATAAATTACCAATATAGGAGAAATTATGAGTAATGTGATTATACCTTCATCCGATGAAGATAAAACTAGAATTAAAAATTGTATTCAGGAGATTAGTAACGCTATGACCCTTATGGATGCACAAAGGGATTTTATTAAAGAGGCAATTAATTCTTGCGTAGAAGATGTAGAGATAGATAAGAAACATCTAAGAAAGATGGCTAATATTTATCACAAACAAAATCTAAGTGAAGTCGTCGGAGAAGTTGAAGATGTTGAAGCATTATATGAAGGAATCTTAGGTTGAGAATGGACCCATTTGATTCTTATAAGATATATAATGCACTAAAGTTACATTTTGAAACAGATAGTTATGATGCAATTAAGTATAACTATAAATCAAATGTAACTGCAAATTCATTTCTTAAGAGAAAGGACAAATACTTCTTTGCCAAGATTGGTAAAAATTATGACAAAGATGTAATTGGTTATTATGTCGCCAACTTTAAAGAAGGTGTATCATATGTAGGCGATATGATAAACCATGATGGAGAAGATAACTATAATAAATATAAAAAAATTAAAGAAAGTATACATAGAGTGTTTTCAATTGATATAAATAACCTATGTGAACAAGAACCTAACTTCGATAAGTGTCTTACATCTATCGATGGACAAGTTCCTTTAATTATAGAACTATTGATGCAAGAGGAGATTAGTTTAGATACTGTTTCTATCTTGGATTCAATGTTGGGGTTTGTGGAAAGAGAATCCAAACAGATCAATGACACTATTATGTGGCCTGATCTTAAAAGGAGAATCAAGAAATATACCCCATTCGTAAACTTTGATGTTTACAAATGTAAAAATTTGTTAATAAAAGGGTTTACAACTGCATGAAAATGTAGTATAATAATAACTTATATTATGAGAAAAGTGGATAATTCAGTAATACAATGCAATACAGGAGAATACAATGTCATTTGCTAACTTAAAGAGCTCTCGAGGCTCGTCTATCGACAAACTCGTAAAGGCTGCAGAAGCAGTATCAACTACTAAGAAAGAATCTAATTCCTACGCGGATGATAGATTTTGGAAACCTACCAGAGATAAAGCAGGAAACGGTTATGCCGTAGTCCGATTTTTACCGGCAATGGATGGTGAAGACCTTCCATGGGTAAGATATTGGGATCACGGATTTAAAGGTCCTAATGGTCTATGGTATATTGAAAACTCTTTAACTTCTATCGGACAACCGGATCCAGTATCAGAGATGAACTCGGTTCTATGGAACTCAGGTAGGGAAGAAGATAAAACCATTGCAAGAGATAGAAAGAGAAGGTTACATTATGTAAGTAATGTGCTTGTTATTTCAGACCCTGCAAACCCAGAGAATGAAGGAAAAGTATTCCTTTATAAGTTTGGTAAGAAAATCTTTGATAAGATCATGGAAGCTATGCAACCTGCTTTCGAAGATGAAACACCATGTAATCCTTATGACTTTTGGGAAGGTGCGGACTTTAAAATTAAAATCCGTAAAGTAGAAGGTTGGGTAAACTATGATAAGTCAGAGTTTGCTACACCAAGTGCACTACATGAAGGTGATGAGGCTAGATTAGAAGATGTATATGGGAAACTATATGCCCTTCAAGACTTCCTTGATCCTAAAAACTATAAAACTTATGATGAATTAAAAACTAAGTTGAATAGAGTACTAGGGGTAGATGCAGGTCATGCACCTGTAGCAGAACCAGTAGTATCAGATGTCATGGAGGCTCCAACTATGCAGACTGCGGAAGCGGCCCCTGCTGTTGAAGCATCTTCAGATGGCGATGATGATACACTATCATACTTTGCAAAACTTGCAAATGATTCGTAAAGAGTTATAATAATAACTAGGCGGACTGCCGAAAATACGAAGTACTTTTGGGAGAGGGAAACCTCTCCCTTTTTTTGTTTAGTTTATTGCCAGAGCAGAATTGCTTTGACTTATACCTTGATCTATGACTTGAGTAATTTGTTTGTTATCTTGTGCAATATTATTAGTACTAACACCTACTGTGGCACCACCACCTGCTTGGGCCAATGCATCATTAAGTGCAGCCATATCAATATTAGGAACTGCACCTAAGTTTGCAACATTATTTGGATCAGTTAAAGTTGCGGCTGTCTGGTCATTTCTAGCATCTTCTAAAGCTTGTAATCTAGCTATCTCGGCCTCTTCTTCATTTCTTTGTCTAATTTCATTCTGTGCTGTACGGCCTCTATTTGTGTCTAAACCTTCACCTAGAAACTGATCTGCCATATCACCAGCACCATCACCGAATAGCCATCTTGCTAATCTACCACCTCCAAGAAATTCAAATATCTTACGAGGTAAGAAAGTAATTGCATTAGCGATAAATGATAGTGCGTCTAAGAAGTAAAGACCTGCAACTTTTAAAGTATCTAATATACCTGCACCTGGGCCCAGGGAATCTTGTAATTTTTTAAATCCGAAATATATAAGACCAAGTGCCGCAATGATTGCGATTACAGGGGCGGCGATTACACCTATAGTTCCTGCAGTAAATCCCATCATAGTTCCAAGTGAAGTTAGGCCAGTTATTAGTGCTGGGAAAGCAGTAAATCTTAAAAAGAGTCCTACTGTTTTTACTACTCCAAATAAACTACTAGCTGCTGTTATTAAACCCGGCCCAAGATAAAGTAATAAACCACCTATAATAATTGCAAATGTTCCTAAATTATTCTTAAAAGTTTCCCAAGCATTTGTAAAGTCTCCTTCTATTAAATCTTTTATAAAATCAACTACTGTCATTACTTTCTCAATTGCTGCTCTAACGATTTCAGCAAACTTTTCAGGTGAGAATAATGCAAGAGCAGCACCTATAAGTCCACCTAAGATACTACCACCTTTTAAGAACCCACCTAGCTTACTACCGAAATCTTCAACACCAGTACTAATTCTTGCTAATAAACTATTTGCTTCATCGGCCTTCTTAGTCTGTTCTCTTCTATCCTCTTCAGATTTTACAGTCTCATCAAGTCTATCAACTTGTTCTTGAGCAAGTTTTATCTCTTCATCATTACCACCGGCCATTGCCTTTTGTAAATTTTGATCTGCAATTGCATATTGTTCTTGAAGTTCTTTGGCTCTAAGCATATCAGACTTTGAAGCGGCTTTACCAAATGCACTTCCTAAGTCTCTCAGTCTTTTACCTAGAGCATTTTGGCCAAGTTTTTCTCTTGCAACTTCTGCCTTATTTGATAGTTCTATTTTTTTATTAAGTGCTTCTAATGGTTTTAGAAGAGGTTGTGCTTGTGCAAATGCGGCTGCTTCTTTGCTACTTTTTTCAAACTCTTCTGTTTGTTTTTCGATTGCATGTCTGACTGAATCTAAATTTTGTTTTGAGTCTAGGTCTTGTTGTTCAGAAGATTCTAATATACTTTTTAAATAACTATTACTAAGTTGACGGCCAGTGCCATTAAGAACTTTTGCAAAATGTGAAGCTCTTTCTTTTAAACCTTTAGCCTGTTCAGTGTTACCATCTTGTATGGCTTTATTGGCTCTTTCTAAGAGAGATTTATGTTCTTCAGCAACCTTAACCATCCTACCTTTTCTTTCATTTTGAAAATCTTGTTGCTTTTGCTTTATAGCAGCTGCTTCTTTTTTAGCTTTTTCTCTTAGTTTTTTATTATCGGCCATGACTAATCCTTAAATTTATTGTCTATCCAACATTTCCCATAATATACTATACCTAACCAAAATGTTAGCATTATACCATCAAAATAACTTAGGTTATTAATTTCTGTTAACCCTTCCATTATTTCTTATTCCCAAATGCTTGTGATCCAAAGAATGCGGCTACAATACCAGCAACTGCAACAAAATATGTTGCTGCCATGTCTCCGAGAATTTTACTTGCTTGATCTAACCCAGATAATACTGCAACAACTACTGCAAAGGGATATAGTAACATACCGCCAAGAGCAAACCATGCCATCTTTCTTTGAGCATCTCTCATAGCATCTGCATCTTCAAGTTCTTTTCTCTTAAACTCTAAATACATTTCTTGTTCTTTTCTGCTTACCTTTCCATCACCATTAGTATCTGCTGGATGATGTCCGCTAGCCTTTATTTCATCTTCTCCCATTTCTATTTCCTCATTTTTCTTTCTTGTGATTTTTGCCTATCATTTTCTTCTTTAATATGATTCTGCAATAAAGCCACATAAATTTCTCTTTCCCATGGTATCATATTATCTAGCTCTGTTAAACTATAGTTATGATGTTGCATCATAGCAAAGTTTGTTTTATAATGATTCACTAAGGAATCATGAGCCAGGGCTAAGTAAAAAAACTTTGGAGACCTCTTAACTCCAAACTATTCTCGTTGCCACACTTACCACACTTATATTCTACATTCTTTACTAATGAAGGTGTATTACCAAACCAGTCTGCTATCTTCTTAAACTGTTCTGAATTAAGCCCATCTAAAAAATCATTAAGTTCTTCATCTGTACTTTCATTAGATGGATATACATTATCATCATCAAAGATATTTGTAATTGAACTTCTAATCAACTTCATTGTCTCTTGTAACTGTTGATCTTGATTAGACTTTTCATCTATTTTAAGTCCAGCCAAAGTATCAAGTGATGGGTAATCAAACTGAATACCGACCTCTTCTGTAATCATAACGATTCTTTCTTTATCTAAACCAGTAAGCTTAATTTCTTCTAAGTTTACTGTATGATCAATCTTATTATTACACTCTTCATTCTGACAGTTAAGTTTTAAATCTACTGTTTCCCCAACTGACTTTTGCCTCAACTTTAAGAAGATATACTCTAAATCAAAAGATGCAAAATTATTAACATCTACTTCATCAAAGATACATGATTTTAATACATTTTTAATGGCTCTAAGAACATGATTCTGATCTTTAGATTCCAATGCAATCATTAAAACTTTTTCTTCTTTTACCAAGAATGGTCTGTACTCAACTGTAACTCCCATACTTGGAATTTCTACCTCATAACGAGAGGAATTCACTACTGGTAACGCCATAATATTTATTCTCCTATAATATAATTATCCTAAAACGCCTAGAGCTTCTGTTACTCCAGAGAGGGTAGAACTTAATCCACCTTCCAATTCATATTTATCATATGCAAATGATACTGTAAATTCAGCAACTTCTTCCGACCCAGATTCATAATCTATTGAGCCGACAGCTACTGGATATGCATTAATTAACTTTGCACCATATGTGACTTTATTGTCCATATTTAATTGTTGAATGATTATATCGCTTGTATAATCATCTTTATAGCCTAATGTATATGTCTCTGAATCTATTACTGATCTCGACCAACCATCAAACATCTTTTTCATGTACATATCATTTGTACACATAAACTTTAATTCTACATCTGGATCAATAAATCCGTAAGGCATTTTTACGGTTTGTTTTTCCATTGTTATTTCATCTGTTGAAAATTCTCTTCCAGGAATCTGAGCTCCTGTGCACAACATAGAAATATCACGAGGGTCATTAATTAGACTTTTAACATTAACACCATCGCCAGATATAAGACTGGTGAAAATTGCCTCTGGGTCTATATTAAATAAACTTTGTTTTGGAGGTGTTAAGATTACCTTAAATCTATTCAGTCTGGCAATACCACCACGTTTTGCAATTGTTGATTTTAGTTTATCTACATTCATGTCTGTCTCGCAATTTTAATTGATTCTGCCCAAACCTTACTCTTACCTGATTTTCTAAATTGTTCAGTTGGTAAGAATATTGCTATTTCCCATTCACTCATAGGTACTCTTACTAACCTAGATTTTACGTGATCACTTAAATACATTTTAAGACATGGCCTAAATTCTTTATATTTTCTTGTAGAGGTTAGAAGATCATATCTTGCTTTTATTAATCGTGATGTATCTTTTACTTTTGCTGGAGATAGTTTCATTAACTCATCAAGAAACTTTGCACGGATATCTGGTCTTAGATAGTGTAAGTTTAATCCTAAAAAGCCATTTTTCCTTGGCTCTATTAAAAGAACTAAAGGGAATCTATCATAATAAGGTAATGTTGCTTTATGTTTTGGATCATAAAAATACATATACATTGAACCTCTTAACTCTCTTGTTGTAGGGTCTAATGCATCATCTTTAAGTAGACTTTGTCTACTCGGCATTTTCATATCTTCAATTTTATCACGAAACCACTTCTGGGACTTTTTAGTACGTGCAGTAATACCTGCTCTGAAAGCCTGGGCCTGTAATGTATCGAACAATGATGCCATAAAGTTTTTCTCCTGTATAACTATTTATATCAACTTTTCAGTAGTTTGATACCTAGATTGCCTAAAGTATCTTCGGTCCACACTTGAAACTTCCAACCTTTATGATCTGCGTATTGTTGTGCTGCTTCCCATTTAGATTGGTTCTTAATATATGTCATAACCTCATTGATATATCTTTTAGTTTTGCGAGAGGGCTTTTTAGGAGGTGATGTTTCTTTCTTTGGTTTAATTTCAACCAAAATGATTTCTTTATTATCTAATTCAATAAGTAAGTCTACATAATATCTATGCAGCTTGTTATCGGTCTTACACTTATAGGGAATAACTATCTCTTCACTATTCCATCTTTTTACTTTAGGATTACTTTCACACCACTTGAATGCTTGTCTTTCCCATAATGAACGATAAACTACACTGGATGCATCACCCAGATATTTATCTTTACGTTTAATTGTATATTTCCCTCTATAAGCCATTATAAATACTCTATATGTTAATTAATAATATATCTATTTATAAGGGGTAAAAACGTGGCAGAATCAGTTGAAATAACCAAGTTTCCTGGCAGTTTGGTGGAGTCACCTACAAAAGAAAATGATCCAGGTAGTGCATATGTAAAGTTTAGTATATTAAATTCAGACGCCAGTTCGCCTATTAAGGTTATTGCATTATACGTACCTAATGGATTTTCAATAGAAGATAGCGCAAACTTTGGCTCTATGAATTTCGGAACAATAGATGCAATAAGTCAATTTGGTAAAACATTAAATACTGGCACAGAAGGGGCAAGGGCTCAAATTAATGGCGCGTCTGATGGTGAAATAAACATGATCACTGCAGCTATTATGCAAAGTTCTGGCGGTAGTGGTTTAGCAGTTGATACTCTATTAAGACAATCTGCACAATCTAAGATAGCATTGAATAATAAAACTGTAGCTACATTTGAAGATATGGGTATTAGGCAGTTTTCATTTACTTTTAAATTAGTTCCATCTAGTGCATCCGATTCCAGAACAATTAGTTATATAGAAAATACATTTAGGAAAAATATGTATCCAGAAAAAGGATCTAATTTAGGATTCTCATTAAAGTATCCACCCGAAATAAAAGTAGAGTTTTTTAGAGGCGCAAAAAGAGATAAATTTATGCCTAAATTAGCAAATTGTTATTTAACTGGTTTATCTACCTCTTATAATGAGAATAGTAATATGTTCCATAAAGATGGTGCACCAACAGATACAACAATTCAGTTATCATTCCAAGAGGTAAGACAACTTACAAGAGGGGATTTATATGAAGGTGATGACCCAACGTTGCAAAAAGATGAGAGCGAATAATGAATTATTTTAAAAAGTTTCCAACAGTACCATATGATATTAACCGAACTGGTTCTACTCAGCAAGTTGTAGATATCTATAGACAAGTAAGACCGTTAAATGATAGGTTAGATCAACAGTACTCTTATACCCAGTACCGAGTACAAGATGGTGAAAGACCAGATATTGTATCTCAAAGATTATATGGTACTCCAATATATTATTGGACATTCTTTGTAGTAAATAATTTTTTACATGATGGATATAAAGTATGGCCTATGAGTACACGAATGCTAGAGTCATACATTGAAAAAGAATTTGAAGGTTGGGCTATTTCATCTAATCCAACACCTGATCCAGATTCTGATGGTATTACTAATACACATATTAATTCCATTGCAGGTAAGTTTCAATTAGGAGAGACCATTACAGGAGGTACTTCTAATGCCACAGGTACTCTTATTAAGAAAGACATTGACAAAAATCAATTAATAGTAAAAAATGTTACTGGTTCTTTTATAGGCACAGGAACTGTTACCGAATTAGTAGTTGGTTCTACAAGCCAAGATAGTGTTAGTACATTTAAAGCTTGGAAATATGCAGATGCACCACATAGATATTATAAAAATGTTGCTGATGCAAATGGTAACATAACAGAAAGAGAATTTTCAAATATTGTGTTTACTGAATCTCCAGATGCGGTTAATACTGGTAACATAAATAATGTTATTAATAATAATTACGAACCCTCATATGCAACAGAAGAAGGTTTACTTGATGAGATCGGGATTCCACAAAGATCACAATTAGCAGAAGCAGATGCTACTGGTGCTTCTGAAAATGGTTTACAGTATGAAAGCAACAGAGCACATATTATAAGATTAAATGATGAAAGGTCTAATCTAAGAGTGATAAGACCAGATAGTATTGCCCAATTCGCAAAAGATTATATGGATTTATTAAATGAATAATGATGGAGTTCAGGCTGGAGGCATAGTCAATAGTGCCGCGACTAACGTAACCGCAACTGGTTATGTTTATTCAGCAAAACTATATGTCCATAAGTACGGAGAAGTTTCTGCAGATTCCGAAGTTGATATTAGTAGTTTAGTACAGTTCTTTACTATTACAGAAGACTTAGGGCTACAAGAAATTACTGTAAGACTTTCCATTGGTGATACTAATGGTTATTATAATAAATATAAAATCACTGGTGATGAAAAAATAAAACTTACAGTAACTAGAAAGATGCCTCCTAAACTTACTGATGGTCTATCTCCACTTTCAGAAACGCAAGAAATTAAATTAGATTTAAGAATAATAGAAGTACAAAATCTGGCAAGAGCAAGAGATGGTGTATTAACTTATTCATTTAATTGTGTTACAGAACACGTTCATGAAGCAAATAAGTTATTACTTAAAAGAAGTTTTAATGGATCTATAGGGACTCTTGTAAAAAACATTTGTACTGGTGATCTTAAAATACCATCTGATAAGTTAGAGATACAAACAGACGGCGTTAATATTATTAAAGGTATATACCCTAGATTAAAGCCTAGAAACGCAATGAATTGGTTAAGAAAACACTCACACGATAGTCAGACCCCACTTTTCTTATACCAAACAAGTGATGGAATATTACATTTCAAATCATATAAAAAACTATTGGAAGATGGAAAAGAAAATAAAGAATATTTTACATACATCTATAAGCCGGGAGTATCGGCTCAAGACACACAAACATTTAATGAAGAACGAGAACTTATTAGAAATTTAAGTTCAAGATCTGGTTCTTCAAAATTTATTGCCGTTCAAGAAGGAGCATATGCATCTTCTCTTCAACATATTGATATTAGCACAAAGACACATACTAATACTCCATTTACTCATAAAGGTACTGGAGAAAATAAAACACTCGAATCTCAAAAACCATTTTCAGCACAAGAAAAATATGAAGAAACATTGGATTCAAAGACATATTATATTTCAAAGAATAGTATGTCATTCCAAACTTCAGATGAAAGCTCACAAAATATGCACGAAGATTCTAGTAAGTCTGAAGTTAATTCTATTTTAGCAAACTTAAAGAGTTATCAGTAT